GACAAATCGCTAAATGTTCCACTGCAATCTTTAACACTGTTTATAATATCTTTAATACTATCATATAACATAAATGATAGCGAATTTTTACACAACATTAACAGTGCTGATAATCCAGTAATTATAGGATGATCATAATACTTCATTGCAAAAACACCAAACAATTTCTCAAAGAATGACACGATAGTATTGGTATCAATCTTCTTATCTTCTTTTCCTGCTTGCGGTTTAACATGGTTAGACTTTAGTTTCTTAATAAACAATTTTTTAGTATTTTTCTTTCTTGATCCTAAATTCGCAGCAGCTAAATCTTCTTTAACCTTAGTCAACTTAGAACAGACTAATTGTTGGTTTTTCCATCGTCGTCTAACCTTACTTTTACTATACTTGTACTCAGTATATAAGTCTTCATTATATTCTTCAGTTCCAGACTGAATTTGCAAACCTTGTGACTCCATAGTAATTTTTAAACACACATCTATATCACTAGAGATAAAATCTGATATAGAAAATCCTCGAGGTTGCACATAAAATAAATCACATGTTGGATCTTCATTATATGGTTCACACTTATATACACTTCCCAAAGCTTTAAAATATACTGTATGATTATGCTCGAAAATTGCATATGTCTTATGCAATAGTATATTGGATGACACTTGAGGTAAATAACCATGAACTGTCAAAGTGTCATAGCAAAAGCTTAAAGTACCAGTACTTACATATAAGTCGTCTTCCCAGTGCAAAGTAAATGCATCATCAAATGGGTCTGCAATAACAGTCCCATCAGCATACACTTCAAACCATAACATCTCATTGAATTCAGATGATGTCATAATTTGGAAAAACGCTATTAATTTGGTCGATGAGTTCCCAGGCTCATCTAAAATCCCCTGTACACAATTCCGATTGCTCGCTGAGCTTCGCCTAAAACTTTCCATTTTAATTGTTTGTGGGGAAATAAATAAATAATAATATCACATCTAATACTACTAAGGGGCCCTAATATGTTCACACACAATAAGTTAAACTAATAATATTTTGTCACGCATAATCACCAGGCAAACT